GCCTAGTCTCGTGGGCTCGGAGATGTGTATAAGAGACAGGTCCTTCTCTCTATCCTTATCACTAACTCTTTTTATTGCCATAACATAATCAGCTAAATTTGTTATATCACCACTTCCAGCAACATCAAATTTACTAATTTTATTTTCTTCATTTGCTTGTGGCTTCCTTGGATGAGCTACCAAATGAACTAATACATTATATTTCCTTGCAAATTCTTTAAGCTTATTTACAAATATCTTTTGTGCCATTAACTCATTTTTATAACTATTCTCAAGGTCGATTTTCATTAAATTATCTAATATAAACACTCTGACACCACAAGTCTTAGCTAACTTTTCCATATCCTTTAAGAGTTGGCTTTCTGAACTTGTAATACTATCGTCAGAATATATATATAATTTATCCTTTATCCAATCATCTATCATTCTTGTTCCTATAGCTCCAACAGCTTTATATTGAATATTTCCAAATTTTTTATCAATAAAATGATCTTTATCTGCTATAGTCGGATATAACCAACTTTTAAAATTAGAATTTGTTAATTCTGGACTATATGCAAATACTTTATAACCCTGTGATAAACTTTGTGCTATGCACATTTGATTTATAAGCGTACTTTTACCATTTCCGTTATATCCAGTAATTATATTTAAGCTTCCCATTACCATACCTAGAATTCGTTTATCAATATCTATAAAGCCTGTCTTTATTTTTTCTGTTTTATAGATATCTGTGTATTCCACTTTATTAAGAGTTGTAATTGTATTTAAGTTATTAAGTTTACCCCTTGATTTTTCTATCTTTTGAAGTTGCTCCCTTATGAATTTCCCCATATCACTAACTCCAGATGATTGTATTTCTTTCCCTAGCTTCTCATATTGCCTTCTGATGCTCAACTCTAGCAATATATCAACATGAGGTTTTATATCTGCTATTGGAATGCTACCATCAACAAGACCAGTTAAGTAGCTTGGCAAAATAATTCCTTTTAATTCTCTTGATACCAAAAGTAAATCAACTTCGTTATTTTTACTAAATGTATTAATAAGTCCAGCATATACTTTTTGGTTTCCAGAATTATAAAAGTCTTCTACAGTAACACCTATATCCATAATTTTAATTAAACTCTCTTTGGATTGTATGCACTCACCTAAAATGGATTCCTCTAGTTCTAAACTGAAATTTTCCATTAAAAATATCCTTCTTCCCAAGTGTTATTTTGTTTTACTATCTCATCCTTTAGTGGAAAAACACCACTCCAGCCATTCATTATGCTATTATCAAGTATTTGTATTTTTCTTTCATCACTAGTAGCTAATTTATTTAACTCATTTAAAATCTTCTTTAGTGCTAAAGTAGTTAGTGCTTTTTTAATAGCCTGCCTTGATTTTATAAACTCATAAATATTATCTTTAAGCATTTGATTGTTTGTATAAGATTCAATCAAGAGATCAAATTCTGTTTTTCCTTTTTTCTTTTTTATATTAATAACTGTATTACTTACTACGCAGTTTCCTGCACCAGGGGTGGTGCAGTTTCCTTCGCAGATTTCTGCACCACGTGGTGCAGTTTCCTGCACCACGTAATTAGGTATACTCTCCCCTTCTTTTATCCCATAAAATTTGATATTATTTACCCTTAAGGTGCGTTTTTCGATTTCTTTTGTGCCCTCTTTATATTTAAATCTAGATGTAAGATATCCTCCAGATACTAATTTCTTAATAATATCCTGAATTCTTCTTTCTCCTAGTCCTAAGAACTTCATAAAATGATTGTTTTTTGCATAACATCCATCCTTATTATCTAGGCTTTTAATTTCAACTAACAATGCTTTTTCTTGTAGGGTTAATTCTTCATTTAACCATATCTCTTTAGGTATCCAAACCCCTTGAAAATCTCGTTCTTGCTTATCATTGTTGTCCATTTTTTCACCTCACATCAGTTTTAATTTTCATTCCATAAATAAGTATTAAAAACAATTTTAAATGCTGCCTTTGTTTCTATTGGCATATTCGAATAATAATCATTAATTAATTTCTTTAATTCTTCTAACTTTGATTCAAAAGATTCTGGTTTATTTTCAATTTTCTTTTTAGCTTTAGTTAAATACATTTCAGCGAATGTCTTTTTATCATTTTCGCTTTCAACAGGCTGCTTAATTCCTTGAATTAAAATCTCAACTTCTTCTTTAGATTCTTTAGGATCTAAGGCTTTAATTTCATCATGAATTATCTTTTGTTCTTCTTTCGTTAAATTACTAATGGTATGAGCTTGAGTTAGTGTTATCTCTTCCTTATCTAACTTTTCTTTAAGTGGACTAATCAAATCTTTATCTACCTTTTGATATCTTCCAACTTGTACCCCTGAAAGCTTCATATCCTTGCCTATAATGTCTCTAGTCTTTCCTTTAGGCAATTGTCCCCCGTTAGCTTTCTTTTGCTCATAGATGCTTTTAAGCCTTTTAATGCCTTCCATCTTTTCACTAGGTAATAATTCTCTTTGTTCTGCATTAGCTTGTATTAACATTATCTCTGCATCTATATCACTAATTTCTTTTACTTGGCATGGTACTTCTTTATAACCCAATGATTTTAACGCATGATATCTTCTTTCGCCTGAAATAATTTCATAAGTTCCATTATCTTTTTTTCTGACAACTAAGTTATGCATAAGTCCACTTTCTTTGATTGATGCAGCAAGTTCTTCTATTTCTCTAATTCCGTAAAAATTCTTTGATGAAGGGACTAGACTAGTTATATCTAGCTCCTTAGTAAAACCTTCTTTTTCTCCATTAATCTTAGCTGCTAACCCCTTTAAATAAGTCGACATTTCAATTCCTCCACTAATGCCTTATAATCCTTAGATGCATTAGCTTTATTGTTAAAATAGATTACTGGAGTAGCTTCGAAGGTACTTTTAATAACATCCACATTCTCTCTTATAGTTTGTTTGAATATTAAATCTCCTAACTCCCCCCTAAGCTCTTCTTTTATCTCTCTATTTATTTTTGTAGCTCTGTCCATAGTTATAAATACGCCCAGTAAATTTAATTTTTCATTAAATTCTTCTTTTACGGAATTAACACTGCCAATCAAATATTCAAACCCATCTAGTGAAAATTTATCTATTTTAAGGGGAACTAGAACATGATCACTAGCAGCCAATGCATTTATTGAAATCATACCAAGTGACGGTGGGCAGTCTATAAGAACATAATCAAATGTATCTGGTGACTTATCTAACCATTTTTTAAGTCTTGTTTCTCTAGCTTTTTTAGTATCTGCTAAAATCTCCGATTCACTAGCAATTAAATTAATGTTTGCAGGTATAAGCCACACATTATCATATTTAGTGATAGCTACTCCAACATCCTCACCTTTTAGTAAATTATAAGAACCTAACGAATTAGGATAATATGACCCTAAATATTTTGTTGCATTACTTTGTGGATCTAAATCTATTATTAATACCTTATTGCCTTGCTTACCTAATTCGGCTGCAACATTTACAGTAGATACTGTTTTTGCAACGCCACCTTTTATGTTTAAAAAACTAATAATTTTCATATCTTTACATCTCCTTTAAAATAATTTATAATGGAGATACGGACGGCAATCCATATCCAATAAGTTGTCATTGAACCTTTGCATAAGGTTCTTTTTTTGTTTCCAGTATTAATCTTGCTAAGTTATCTTTACATTTTTCTAGTTGTTTTTTTAAATCAATACAACGTGCGTATACACTTAATAAATAAATTTTATTATCAATACCTTTCTTATATCCATTTTCAAGATAGTAAACTTGAACACTATCTACATGCCCTATAAAGTCAACGAAAAAATGATGATTAGTAACTTTATTAGCTTTCAATACTAATGCTGTTATCTCTAAAATTAAGTCCTCATATTCTTCCATTAATTACACCTCTTTTTTCTTATTTTCTTCTAACATCTTGTAATACTTACAATTCTTATAATCTCCACAGCAATGATCCATAAGATATTTTTTTCTAACTTCCTTATTATCAAATTGTGCTCTGACATTATTATCTGCATCACTCAAATTGCTCTTATCATTAGTACAATTTATATAACAAAACTTACCATTAGTTTTACTTAAAAATTTAGGACATTTAATCATCTTACACATTGTAATTGCTCCCTTCTATTGATAAACGCATAGTCTAATTCTTTTATATTATCTAAATCATTTAGATCTTTACCCTCTGCCCATTCTGTAAATCTTTCAATTTCAACTTTTCTAACCTTTAATCTGCCAAGTTTTAGCGCTTTCAATAATCCTTTATTAATAAGCCTTCTTATTGTTGGTTCATCTGTTTTTAAAATCTGAGATGCTTCCTTAACTGTGAATAAAATTTCTTCCATGATCTAATCACATCCTTCAACTGTTGATTTTTCTATAGCTATTAATAAATCATTTGTAAAACCTGAAAGTTTCTTTAAATTACCAACTATATAATCTACTGTTGGCTTTTCATCTTCTGTTATTTCACCGTCTGCAACTATATCCAGTAAACTTTTCCCCATCTGATTTCCTTCACCAAGAAGATTAAATATACTAATTGATAACTTATAAATATTATTAATATTTTCTTGACTCACTGGACTTATAGTAAGTTTTCCTATTGGACATTCATTGCAACAATAATGATTTAAAAGCTCTGGAGAATTATAAGCATCTGCCATCTTAACAACAATATCAAC